GCGACTAAGAAGTTAGACTACGTAGGATTCTATCTTCCAGAGATGCCAATTCTTACTACATTAATTCAGTTGCCCGACTTTGAACCTGTGGCACTTGAGGATTGTGGTGAGAACGAAGTGACTCTGAAAGAGAGAATTGCCCAAATGAACGATAGCCGTGTTCGTGCGCGCATGTCTAAAGTCTTAACCGAATTTTATGGGTGTGACATCGAAGTTTTGAGTCTCACAAGATCTGAGAATAAGTTCAGTGTAGATCGCAAGGCAAATTTAATTGATGTGACTGTTAAAGTTTTCACGAAAGGCGATGAGTTAATTCTGAAAGCTAAGCCGCGTTCGATTAAGTTTCCCAAGTCATGGTTTTGGCTTGTCACTGTCTTAAACTTGGAGAGTCAAATAGCTGCAATCAAGGCAGATCCCTATTATAGTTGGATCCCAGATCCTTCAGTCCCGTTCCGCTTGTATTGGGCCTCAGGTATGACGCAAGAATTACTTTCAGTTGCATGGACTAATGCGATTGAACATCTTCCTAATTACAATGGAGAAGGTGGTGAGTATTTTGCTTTCATATGTGGAGATGATAATTCAGATGAGTTGGGAGCCGCTGATGCATCATCCTACGATATGACTCAAAGGAAATTTTTTGCAGATTGTCAATTCGCTTCTATGAAGAAATTTGAGAGTACCGTGCTCAAAAGTCTCAAGAAGATACATACAGGCAAAAGGAAAGGGAGGGGTTTTAGTTACTTTCAAAAAGAGATGGGTAATCCGTCGGGATCACCATTCACTTTGTTTATTAATTCACTGGGCATGGGAGTTTATACTTTAGAACGATGTAGGGCTCGATTATTGATCCAAAAGAGTCTAGGGCGTTCAGTAAATTCTCAAGAAATGGATGTGATTAGTAAAATGGTGGGTAGGGGATACGGGTTAGAGATTACTTATACCCCCGCTCCGGAACTTGGTGCGATAGGTGCCGGAGTTGAATTTTTGAAAGGGGCTTTTATCCCAGCTGAGGTAGATTCTGTGGATGGCCAGGTAACTTTTGAGATGTTTGTATGGGTCCCTTTGCCATCGCGCATTATCAAGAGTGGGAAAATAATAGTGGATAATCCGAATCTGAAGATTACTGCTCCGTTGCTAAATGACCAGTTAGTTGGTGTTGCTGTTTCTTATAAGTCAGCTATAATTCCACCCCTTCTGAGTGATTGGGTTGACATTTGGGCCTCTAAGAGTGCTAAGCCCATAAATAAGAAGTGGATGAACATCACTTACGCGAATTCTGCTGAATTTCTTTCGATCGGAAAGAGTGCGGCGTTCATTGAGAATTCGGAAATCATTTTTGCAGCCAGATACGGACTAGCGATTGAAGAGTTCAGAGAACTTCAATCTGAGATGAGGAAACGTGGCAAAACTTTCGGAGTGCACTCTGGTGGTTGGTGGGATCGCTTATCCCTAGTCGACTACCAGGGGGGATGCTTCGACTGAGGAGCCAGGGGAGTGCCGCTTAACGATGAAAAATAC